ATCAGATTATTATGTATAATTGTACTCAACTATTGTTGGAGTAAAGTAATGGCCTATCAAAAGACCACAGGATCAACAGGTGGCGTTAAAGTAGGATCAACCTATGACGAAGCAAGAACACGTAAAGTTAACGCTGAAGCTGAAGTGGCAGAACTGCACCTAGAAACCATACATGGTAGGTTAATGCCAACCGAAGACGTTATCAAGGAATGGGAAGGTGTACTAGTAGCACTCAAAGGTAAGCTACTAGCACTGCCATCAAAGATTGCACCCGTTCTCGCATCAGAGACCACTACTGCAGGATGTAAGTCAGTGTTGGAAGATGTGATTAACGAAGCACTAGAGGAATTATCGAGCTATGACCCCACAACAGATGTTGCTGAACACGCTGAAAGTGCTAAAGCCGCCGCCAAAATTAAGCGTAAGTCAGTGGGCCGATCAAGAAAGACGCCTTGACTCTCAAACCAGTGCCGAGCCTGGCAGGTGGTACACATCGAGAGCGGAATACCAGCGTGGCATAATGGATGCTTGCTCTGACCCGTCCATACCTGAAGTAGTAGTGATGGCGGCAGCTCAGTTAGGCAAGACCGAGGCTATCTTAAACATCATCGGCTTTCACATGGATCACGATCCAAGCCCTATACTTGTATTGCAGCCTACGCTGGATATGGCGCAGTCATTCTCTAAGGATCGTGTAGCCAACGGCCTAATCAAATCGACCCCTTGCTTAACGGCTAAGGTGAATGAGGCCCGTTCACGAGATTCTGGTAACACAACTCTGCACAAGCTATTCCCTGGTGGCTCTGTATCGATAGTGGGCGCTAACTCACCTTCAGGTTTGGCGAGTCGTCCGATACGATTAGTACTCTGCGATGAAGTGGATCGCTATCCCGCTAGTGCTGGCTCAGAGGGTGACCCTATCCAGCTAGCAAGGAAACGTGCGGCTACCTTTTGGAACCGTAAGATCGTGATGGTGTCTACGCCGACCAACAAAGGCAACAGCCGAATCGAGTTTGCATACGAACACTCTGATCAACGTAAGTATTACATACCGTGCAAGCACTGCGAACATCTGCAAGTAATGAAGTGGAAGAACGTAAAGTGGATTGACGATGATCCTGACACCGCTAAGTACGAATGTGAGGAATGCGCTGTCTTATGGACTGACGCTGACAGGGTATGGGGCATCCGTAACGGGGAATGGCATGCGACCAAGGAGCTAAAGGGTGTGGCTGGATTTGCCATATCTGCACTTAACTCACCGTGGACGCCATTACCTGATGGAGTTAGGGACTTCTTGCTGGTTAAGAAGAATCCTGAGCAATTGCGGGTATGGACTAACACGTATCTTGGCGAGACTTGGGAAGATCAGGGCGAGACAGTAGATGACTATCTGTTGTATGAGCGCCGTGAGGAGATGAAGTACATACCAGAGGAGGTAGTGTTCCTTACTTGTGGCGTTGACGTACAGGATAACCGACTTGAGCTATCAGTCATTGGCTGGGGCCGTGATGATGAGTCTTGGGTAATTTCCCATAAGACGTTGTATGGTGACCCTTCCACTCCTCAATTGTGGACTTCACTTGATTCGTTCCTGTTTGCTAGGCATGAGACTGCTTATGGCAAGGATATGAGTATTAGAGCAACATGCGTTGACTCAGGCGGTCACTTCACTAACTCGGTGTATTCTTACTGCAAGAAGAACTATGGTCGAAGGGTGTTCGCTATCAAGGGTGTTGGTGGTGAGGGCAGGGCGATAGCGGGTAAACCGTCTAAGAATAACACTGTACGGTGCCCACTATTCCCTATCGGCGTAAACACGGTTAAGGACTTGTTGTTTTCTCGTTTGCGTATAGCTGAGGAAGGCCCAGGTTTTGTCCACTTCAACGATACACTAGATAATGAGTACTTTAGGCAGCTCACTGCAGAGAAGATTGTCACCCGTTATCATCGAGGGTATCAGAAGAGAGTGTTTGAAAAGATACGTCCAAGGAACGAAGCTTTGGATTGCATGGTGTACGCACTCGCTGCATATGCTATTATGAATATAAATGTCAACACTATGGCTGATCGTCATGAAAAAGAAGCGGTTGAGTCTGATGTTGAGAAAGTACCTGAAGAGTATTCGGCCCCACGTAAACCGTTTGTGCCAAAGACCAAGGGTGGATTCCTTAATTCATGGCGGTGATAATATATGGCTAACGCATTCGATGTAGCAAATGCCCCCGAAGGCGAACCTAAAGATATTGTTGTCGGTGACTTCATTCAGTGGAAGCGCACTGACTTAGAGAGTGACTATCCCGCAGCTTTATATACTGCAACATACATTGCAAGATCCGCACTAGGCGGTGACAATGAGTTCAAGACAGTAATGACGGCATATGTGGCTGCAATTAGCAGTTCCGCTTCATCTGCTTACGCCAAGGGTGATTACCAGTGGCAGTTGGAGATTCTTCGCAACTCTGATAACGAGCGACTTGTTGTAGGCCGAGGCACATTTACTGTGCTTGCTGACCTAGACTCAGAAGAAGATCCCCGTACTCATGTAACTATCATGCTTGGTAAGATCGAATCCTTGCTATCTGGCAAGGCAGACTCTGATGTGGCTTCATATTCTATAGCTGGCAGGTCTTTAGTTAAACTTACGTTTACTGAGATGCTTCAAGCCAGAGATTACTACCGCAACGAGGCTGCTAGGGAAAAAGCAGTGTCTAACGCTAAACAAGGCCGCAAAGGTGGCGCAACTGTTAAGGTAAGATTCTAATGGGGATTCTAGACATATTCCGCAGTACAAAGACAGACGCTAAACCTAGACGAGTACGAAATTACTCAGGTGCGGCAACATCAAGGTTGTTTTCATCCAGTTTCGGTTCCTCAGAACGTAGTGCAGACAGTGAGCTGCAGTCAGCATTACCTAAGCTAAGGTCTCGCTCAAGGGACTTGGTTCGTAATAACGAGTATGCCAAGCGGTATATGAAGCTGCTACGTAACAACGTCATTGGTAAGAAGGGATTTAATACTCAGGTTAGGGCATTTGGAGGCGATACTAAGTTGGATCAGCCTGCTAACCAGCTAATCGAGTCTAAGTTTGCCCGATGGTGCAGGTTAGGTAACTGTACGGTAGATGGCAAGCTCTCATGGATAGATGTACAGAAGTTAGCTACTGAGACACTGGCCCGTGATGGTGAAGTGTTTATTATCAAGCATCGTGGTGCAAGCTTCCATGATTCGTTCGCTCTTGAGTTCGTAGAGTCTGATCAGGTTGATGTTACCTTTAATCGTAAGGCTCAAGGTGGCAACGAAATCCGTATGGGTATCGAGCTTAACCAGTTTAAGAAGCCTATAGCGTATTACTTCCTTCAAGCTCATCCTGGCGATTCCAATTTCTCGTCAATGACTGTCAAAGAGAAGTATGCTCGCGTTACTGCCGACAAGGTTATACATCTACTAGAGCCTACTCGCGTAGGTCAGACTCGCGGTGAACCGTGGCTGACTGCATCGATGGCGGCAATGAATCAGTTAGGCGCTTTACGTGAGGCAGCTATTGTAAATGCCCGTATTGGCGCATCAAAGATGGGTTTCTTCACCTCTTCTGGCGGTGATGGTTTCGTGCCAGATGATATGGCTGAAGATATTCCTATTATGGAAGTAGAACCAGGCACTATGCACCAACTACCTGTTGGCGTGGACTTTAAGTCGTTTGACCCGCAATACCCTAATAATGAGTTCGATGGCTTCCATAAGGCTGTCCTAAAGGGTGTAGCTGTAGGTTTAGGCCCAAGTTACCCATCATTATCTGGTGATCTAGAGGGAGTTAGCTACAGTTCTATCCGCCAAGGCGCGTTAGACGAGCGAGATTACTACGAGAACGTACAAGAGTTCTTGATTACCCACTTAATCCGACCTGTGTTTGAAGCTTGGCTTGGATCCTCTATGGAGATGGGCACTCTAGGAATTCCTGTTTCACGATTTGATCACTTTGCAGAAGCTGCTCAGTTCAGAGGTCGTGCTTGGAGCTGGGTTGATCCTCTTAAGGAGATGAACGCAGCAGTTACTGGACTGAAGAACGGTGTATTGTCGTTAGATGATGTCGCTAGTCAGTATGGTAAGGACGTTGAGGAGCTACTTGGGCAGATCAAGCGTGACAAGGCGTTAGCTGAACAGTTCGGTATTAAGTACGCAATGGAGCCATTTGGCGGTAATTTAGAGAAAGTGGCACCAGATATTACCGATGATGACTAAAAAATGGTAGAATCGGGTTAAATGCCTTTAGGAGCATGTTATGAGCGAAGAAATAGCTGAGGAAGTGGTCGAAGAGATCCGTTCCGAGGAAGTAATTGAAGAAGTTGTAGTTGAGGACACTGTAGAAGAGCGGTTCGATACTACGGCTGTACAGCATCGAGCAGGCATTGCTCAGGCTGATCATATTAATGAGGGTTCACGAACTGTTGAAATTGCTATTTCCAGTGAAGAGCCTGTATCACGTTACTTCGGTAATGAAATATTAGACCATACTGAGAAATCCATTGATTTGGAGTTCTTGGCATCAGGTCGCGCACCTTTGCTACTGGATCACGATCCTGAGAAGCAAATTGGCGTTATAGAATCTGTAAACTTGGATAGCTCGGCCCGAAGACTACGGGCGACAGTACGCTTTGGAAAAGGTGTACTTGCTAATGAAGCGTTTACTGATGTTGTAGATGGTATCAAGGCTAATATTAGCGTTGGCTACCGCATCAACGAATTAAAGATGGTTAGCAAAGGCGGTAAAGACGATGAGGCAACTTATCGCGCCGTATCTTGGCGACCTGTCGAAGCGAGTTTGGTATCGATCCCCGCCGATGTGACAGTTGGAGTCGGTCGATCTAGCGAACCTTCACCCATCCCTATTATAGAAACTTCATTTAAGGAAGACATTATGTCTGAGATTGATATTGAAGCGGTGAAGGCTGACGCCATGAAATCCGCACAACGTAACGCCGCTCAAATTGTTGAGCTAGGTGCCCGACACAACAAGAGTGACATGGCTCGTAAAGCTATCGCTGAAGGAACTACTATCGAAGAATTCCGTGGTGAATTACTAGAGAGTGTTGGTTCTACTCGCGGCTTAGAAGCTAAGGACATCGGCATGAAGAAGGAAGAAGTTAAACGCTTCTCTCTAGTTCGCGCTATCCACGCTCTTGCTAACCCAACTGATCGCCGTGCTCAAGAAGCTGCTGCATTTGAATTTGAATGTTCACGCGCTGCTGCTGAAAGCTATGGTCGCACTGCCCAAGGCATCATGCTTCCTGCTGAAGTAATGCGTAACTGGAAGAAGCGTGACTTGAACTCTGCTGACGAAGCATCTTTGTTCGCTGACGACTTCCGTGGAAGCGACTTCATTGACGTTCTACGTAACTCATCTTCTGTTATGCAAGCTGGTGCTCGCGTACTAGGTGGCTTGTCTGGTGACGTTAAGATTCCTAAGAAGGCTACAGCGGCTGCTGCTGCTTGGATCGCAACTGAAGGTGGCGCTGCTACTGAAAGCGAAATGACTGTAGGTCAGGTTAGTTTAACACCTAAGACTTTAGGTGCCTTCACTGACGTAACCCGCCAGCTATTGATCCAGTCAAGCATGGACGTTGAGAACTTGATCCGTGACGATCTAGCACAAGCTTTGGCACTTGCCATCGACTTAGCTGGTTTGGAAGGTTCTGGATCTAGCGGTCAGCCAACTGGTATCTTGAATACTACTGGTGTTAACACTGTTACTGCCTTCGCTGCTGCAAACCCTACGTTTGCTGAAGTAGTCGGACTAGAAACTGCCATTGCTAACGATAACGCCCTAATGGGTAACTTAGCATACATCTTACCATCTGCAATGAACGGTGCTCTTAAGACCACTGAGAAAGCATCTGGTACGGCTCAGTTTGTAGCTGGCGGTGGTGACATCAACGGTTATAAGTCAATCGTGTCTAACCAAGGTACTGCAGGTAACATGTACTTCGGTAACTTCAACGACTTGTTAGTTGGCCTATTCGGCGGACTTGACCTTACTGTTGATCCGTATACTCACAGCACCTCTGGTACGATCCGTATCGTTGCGTTGCAGTCAGTAGACATAGCAGTACGTCATGCTCAAAGCTTTGCTTTCGGTAACGATGGTTAATAGCCAAGATAGGGGGCCGTCAAACGCCCCCTTTTATTTTTGGAGTATGTTATGAAGTATGAAGTAATTAGCGGTTGTGTAATCGCAGGTAAGTCATATAAGACAGGTTCTATTACTGAGATTAGTATAGACACTGCAAAGATTCTAGTTTCTATGGGCCGTGTTATCGCTCATAAAGACGAACCAAAGACAAAGACGGAAAACAGATCAGTAGGTTTGGAAACATCTTCCGAAAAGCCTAAGACTCGTTCCCGCAAGAGCAAATAGTGGCAGTAGAGACAGCAGACGAGCGTCTACTACTCCTAAAGGACTTTGGCGTAACTGCCAACTGGTCTAGAGGTTCTGTGGTTGGTATATTTGACAGCTACTACTCTGATGATGATATTGGTGGTGGAACTGCCTTTGCAATGTCTCAGCCTAGATTTCTATGCCAAACCAGTGACATTGTTGGACTCTCCAATGGAGATGAACTAGAGGTTGGAAGTGTCGACTACTACGTTCGTGTAACTATGCCAGACGGTAATGGTATGACTGAATTGGCTCTGGAGCTGAAGTAATGGCACATTTGCGCAAGTTGATTAGAGATAATGTAGTCACTACTCTAACAGGGTTAGCTACCACAGGATCTAATGTGTTTCAGTCTAAGAGCTATCCTCTAACTGGAGATAAGTTGCCTAGTTTAGGCGTGTTTACTCAGGGCCAGGAATCAGACTATTCCACGGTAGGATCGCCACGTTCAGTACAGCACACATTGAATATGAGTGTGGAGATTTACGTTAAAGGTTCAACAGGGTATGATGACTCATTGGATGCGATATCTGAGCAGGTAGAGGCAGCTTTGTACACGGATTTAAGCCGTGGCACTTATGCACTGGATACTCAGATAACAGGGTTCGACTCAAGTTTTAGCGTTGAAGGTGAACAGCCCATCGCTGTAGGTACTTTATCAATAATGGTTAGGTACAGGTCTATTGAAGGCTCGCAAAGCCAGTAGTAGAGAATAGTTTAAATAAACGCGCACTAGCGCATTGGAGAAGTTAAATGGCTAGCCATACAGGTAATGACGGTTCAGTTTACGTTGGTGCGAATGCAGTCGCTGAGTTGATAGATTGGTCTGTTGACACAACTGCTAATACAGTTAATGACACAGTTATGGGTGACGCTTGGGAAACCAGCAAAGTTACTACAAAGGCTTGGTCAGGCTCAATCAATGTTCAGTGGGATCCTTCTGACACTAACGGTCAGGAAGGCTTGAAAGAAGGCGATGAGGTTACCTTAAATATGTACCCTCTTGGCAATACTTCAGGGCTTGCATATTTCTCTGGCGCTATTCAAGTTACTGGTGTTAACCGCACTGGCTCAAACCCTGAAATCATTAAGGCTTCAGTTAGCTTTACTGGTAACGGAGCTATGACCTACGGCACTGTAGCGTAATAATATGGGTAAGCTAATTGATGTGGCTGTTTCTCACTTTAGTAATTGTGTAATTCGCACACTAGAAGTGCCAGAGTGGGATGCTACGCTATATGCGAAGAACCTCACTCTGAACGATAAAGCCAAGTGGCTGGGTCGTGCGGACAACGATACTACTGATTATTTATGCTACTCCGTCATCTTCGGTGTTACCGATGCAGAAGGGGAAATGGTGTTTGATATTGCGGATAAGACTAGGCTTCGTAACAATGTGAATCCTGAACTTGTTTCACGTATAGCCAACTTCGTGTTAGCTGTACCCGATAAGGCTGAGGCCGACCGCGAAAAAAACTGATAGATGACCAAGGTACCCCGACTGAGTTATACTTAATGTACAATTTAGCCGAACACCTTGGTCAACCACTATCGACCATATTAGATATGACAGTTACTGAGTTTAATCACTGGTACTCATACCTAAGAATAAAGGGTGAACGGCAACAGGGGAAAACTTGATGGCGAACACCACAGAAACAGTTGTAGTCGTACGGGCAGTCAATGAAACTGACCGTGCCTTCAACGCAGTAAATCAAAACATGCGCAGGACTTCAAAGACTGCGAGTCACATGAACCAACAGTTCCGCTTTATGCGGGGCGGTCTGGGTCAAGTCGGACATCAAGTTCAGGATATAGCAGTACAGCTCCAAATGGGGCAAAACGCTATGCTTATCTTCGGACAGCAGGGATCTCAAATAGCATCACTTTTCGGCCCTCACGGAGCTATATTAGGTGCGTTCTTGGCTGTTGGTGCAGCTTTGGGTACAGCCTTTATGCCTGGAGTGTTTGGCGCAACTAAAGCCCTAGATAAACTCGCTGAAGCGCAAGATGCCGTAAATAAGATAATGGCTAACACAAGCATTGGCGAAGCTACTGCTGAGTATCAAGAGCTTCTTGACGTTAGTGCTGCACTTGCTGGCATGCAAATGGATGTCGCACTTAATAAGCTTGCCATAGGTATAGAATCTAATAAAGAAGCATTAATTAGTGCGTTAGGTGGCTCAGTAGGAGTTTCATCCGATTTACTTGCTATGCAAGAAAACATCGCTCAAGGTAATGACCAGTTTGCCAAACAGCAGCGTGAGTTCATGGCTGAAGTTAACAAGCAATCTGAGCTTGATCTAATTAGTCAGTTCGGTACTAGTGGCGTTGAGTTGAAGGAGGTTATTGAAGATCTATTCGGTGCAAAGACCTCAGACCAAGTAAAAGCAAGTATAGAACAATTAATGGGCATACAGGGCACCACTGAAGCCTTCTCTGACGCTAAGTTAGCTGCAGCAGAGTACGCTCTAGGTCTATTCAAGTTAAAGCGTGAAGAGGAGAAGCTAAACACGCCATTAGAAGTGGCAGGCTTTGAGAAGAAGAAGAAGAAGTCAGACAAGCTAGACAAGGACTCTCTTGAAGCTGTAGCCAATCAGATGGCTGCTGAAGAATCTATCGTCATGCAGGGTTATGAGACAGCCGTAAAGAATGCTAGAAAGGCCACTGTAACAGAAGCAGCAAGAGTTAAAGCAGCGCGTGATGCAAGAATCAATGAAATGGCAGCGGAAGAGGCTTTGGTTGGTGCTGGAATACAGACAGCTATAGACAATAGGGAAGCTGCTGCAGAAGAAACTCTAGCAGCCCGTAAAGCAGCTCTTGAAGATGAATACAGGTTAGAGCAAGAATATATTGAGTCTGGTGAGGCAGGCAGGATTGCAGCGGATCATAAGGCTGTACTAGCTGCTAGAGACCTTGCAGAAGAGCAGATTAGGATCAAGAAGGATGCTGCTGAGAAGCAGGCCCAGATTGAATTGCAGGCTATCAGTACGGCTGAATCTGCCATGGCTATGATGGGTAGCGCACTTAAAGATGGAACAGACGCTCAGAAGGCCGCATTTGCGATAGAGAAGGCTTTAGCGATCACTAGCATCATCATTAACACTCACGCAGCAGCATCTAAGGCGGCTGCAGTTGCTGCCATAGGTGGCCCACAGGCATGGTTTGCAACTGAAGCGGCTATTACCGCAATTGGTTATGCAAAGGCAGGTGTAGTTGCAGGCACCACTTTAGCCTCATTTGAAGGCGGCGGTTTCACTGGTAACGGAATACGCGCTGGTGGCATGGACGGTAAAGGCGGTAAGATCGCCATGGTTCACCCTAATGAGAAGATCATAGATATGGAGCAGGGCGGTGATACTCAAGCAGTAAACGTCACATTCAACATACAGGCCAACGACACCAAAGGATTCGATCAGCTACTGGCCTCAAGGCGTGGTACAATCGTTGGGTTAATAAATCAAGCTATGAATAATCGCGGTAAAGCGGGAGTCGTTTAATGACTTATCCAACAACACCTAAATTTGCCACCGTTGGTATAGAATCAGTTGACCCAACATTAGTCTCTGAGACCATTAGTGGGCGTATGCAAAGCCGAAAGACATCAGCGCAGAAGTGGAAGTTCACCGCATCTTACCCTCCATTAACAAGGGCTGAGTTTTCTCCTATTTGGGCGTATCTTGTTGGAAGGAGAGGTAGGCATGGCGTCTTCACTGTCATAGTACCTGAATTAAGCACCACAAGCGGAACTGGCACTGGAACTATTACCACAACAGCGACTGCAATTGGATTGTCTTCAGTACCTATAACAGGACTAAGTGGCACTCTAAAAGCAGGAGACTTCGTTAAATTTGCAGGTCATGACAAGGTATACGCTCTAACCTCAGACCGTTCAGGAGCAGGTAACTTAAGTATAACTCCTGAGTTAGTTAGTTCTGTAGGAATAGAATCTGTTGTATACAATGACGTACCATTCACGGTAAGGATGTCTAACGATGTTCAGTCTTACCAAGTTGGTAAGGGTATGATGTTTAGCAATGAAGTTGATTTTGTAGAGGCAATCTGATGAGTCGGGGCATCCATGCAGACGTTATAACTGAGCTTGCAAAAGACTCATTTAACATGGCTCATTTGGTTACTATAGACTTCTCCACATCAGTTAACCTTACCGATTATAGGCATGATTTAGTTGACGGATCAGTTACGTATCAGGCTAGCAGTTACTTGCTAGGAATGGGTGACGTAAGTGAGTCTACTGAGGCTCAGATAGGATCCATTAATATCGAGCTTTCAGGTGTAGGCCCATCTTACATATCTATACTTCTAACTGAGAATTACATAGACAGAAAAGTAACTATTAAGCGCGTATTATTGGATGACAGTGGGGTAATAATAGGAAATTCATTTGTTATATACGAAGGGCGTATTGATGGGTTTAATATTGAGGATTCTGGAAATGATAGCGTTGTAAGAGTTGCTGTAGCATCCCACTGGGCTGACTTTGCCCGTATTAACGGGCGTAGAACGAACAACAACTCACAGCAGGCAGTATTCGATGGAGATTTAGGGATGGAGTTTGCTAGTGAGATTATTAAAGACATCAAGTGGGGACGTAAATAATGGATCCGATTACTTGGTTCTTTATAGCATCGACAGCGGTTTCATGGGTGCTAGCCACCAAGGCCATGGATGCTGCAAAAAGGGCTGCAGAGGAGGCTAAAGGACTTCTTGCTAACAAGGATTCCAACATCGCTTCTATACCTATTATCTATGGTGAGCGAAAGGTTGGAGGAACCCGTGTATTTATTGGTAATAGCGGATCAGATAACACTTTTA